CACCAAGTGTGTTGATGCAGGAATCCGAAAGGATGCTCTGGACAATGCACCGCTGGATGGTGGCTAAAAACCTTCCTAACAGATAGAGAGGCCCTCCCCTCGGGGAGGGTTTCTTTGTTTGGTAGAATAGAAGCAGAGGAGCAAAATGGCAGAGTCGTATCTATCGGGTGAGAAGGAATATATCCGAGCGCTAAAGGACACCGAAAAAAGCCTTTTGCCTGCATTACGAAAAGCCCTAAACAGTGAGCTAAGCCCAATCCTAAACCCCATAGAAAATGCCATCAACTCATTCGATGGAGCGAGACTGCAAAGCGCTATGCCGGGAATGTTCCACGATGGACGGACAGCTTGGTCAGGCGTCGATGTAAAGACTCGTGTCAGTCTAAGACCTAAAGACCTTATCTATATTGAGGGTAAAGGACGAAGCAACGGAATGGGCAACCAATTCGGTTTTGAGTATGCCGAGCTTGCAGGCATCGAGCGCAGAGCGCCACGAGCTGTCTCAAAGGGTTGGGGTTCTAACTCGGTTGGTTATCACTCCTACATCTACAACGGGCAGGGCAAGGCGTTTAACAGGAAACTAGGTTCGATGTTTGGCAAGCCGGGACGCTTCTTGTGGCAGCGAGTCCTAAAGCGCAAGCCTGAGATTGAAGCAAAGGTTTCAAAGATAGCCGAGGAATTTGGAATCCAGCTTTCAAGAAAACTAAACTCGAACGTCAAGAACTAGACAGGGCATAACTTATGGCTATCAAAATTCGAATTGTCTCCGACTTCGACAACAAGGGAATCAAGAACGCAAGCATTAGCCTTGACAACCTTGCTAAGAGCGCAGGCGTCGCACTAGCTGCAATCGCTGCCTCGACCGCTGCAATCGCCGTTGCTTCTGTCCGTGAGTTTGCTAAGTTTGACGGAGCGCTAATCAAGTCGCAGGCCATTATGGGCGACCTTACAAAGACGATGGAAGACGATATGGCAAGGGCTGCCCGTGAGGTAGCACTAGCGACAACCTTCTCAGCCGAACAAGCGGCAGAATCCTTTTACTTTCTAGCATCCGCTGGACTTGACGCAGAGGCTTCAATCTCTGCCCTCCCGGTTGTGGCGCAATTTGCGCAAGCTGGAATGTTCGATATGGCACTTGCCACTGACCTACTGACAGACGCTCAGTCGGCTCTTGGCTTGACCATCAAGAACGACGCCGTTGCCAATATGGAAAATATGATTGTCGTCTCCGACACTCTGGCAAGGGCTTCTCAGTTAGCTAACGCAACCATCGAGCAGTTCTCAACCTCTCTAACTACCAAGGCAGGAACGGCACTCAAGTCTGTTGAAAAGGATATCGCCGAAGGCGCTGCTGCTCTGGCGGTCTTTGCCGACCAAGGTGTCAAGGGCGAGCTTGCAGGAACGCAACTAACTAACACAATCTTTGGATTAGCCCAACAAGCGCAAGCAGTGCCAGACAAGTTCAAAGACCTAGGAATCTCCGTCTTTGACGCTTCCGGCAAAATGAACAACTTTGCAGACATTGCAGACGACTTCACGGAATCACTCGGAGAAATGACGGTCGAGCAAAGGCTTGCAACACTATCTCAGCTTGGGTTTACCAAGCAAGCTCGTGCTGGAATCTTGCTCCTTATAGATAATGGAGACGCACTTAGAGACTACGAGGGCGAGCTTAGGAACGCAGGCGGAACTGCGCAGGCGGTTGCGGACAAGCAGCTAACAAGTTTCAACGCTCAGCTTTCCTTGCTCGGCTCTGCAGTTGCCGACGTTGGAATCGACATCGGAAGCAAGCTGGCTCCAAGGCTGGAACAGCTAATCCCAATCGTGAAAGACCTGCTCCCAGAAATAGGCGAAAAGCTAACGGCAGCATTAGCCGGAGTCGACTGGGAGGGTGCAACTAGAAACGTCGCTAACTTTATAATTTCCATCGTCGACAACATCGAAGTCATTGGAAAGATGATTGGTGTTATCGCTGGGCTGTCTGCTGGCATCATCGCTCTAAACGCAGTGATAAAGGTCGCCACTGTTCTTCAAATACTTTTCAACACCGCAGTCGGAAAAAACCCTTATGTTCGACTAGCAATCATTATTGCCGCTGCTGCTGCTGCCACCGCTGGACTTGTCATTTCCCTAAACGGAATGGTCAACAAGCAAAGAGAAGTCAACAGGGCAACCGATGGAACCACAGGCGAGCTGAACCGATTTAACAACATCAAGCTTTATGGAATCACTGGGCAGATAGAAGGCGTCAGCGCTGCCGCCAGACAAGCCAACATAGATATGGGATTGCTTGCCAACGGGATGATTCCTTCCTCGCCGACAAATGACTCTGGCAGCCTGCCAACCAACCCAAGACCGGGACAAGTTCACACTGGATTTTCGCTGGATGCGGACGGGCAAGCTCAGTGGTTTACGATGGTGTGGAACGGCAGCAGTTGGGGGCCTCGCAAGCCAATCGTTTACACTCCACCAGCCGCAGTCTCACAAGCTCGCAGTGGCCCAAGCGCCAAGGACATAGCGTTTGAGCGTGTCCAAGAAATGATTCAGTCTTCACAGGGACAGCTTGCTTTAGCGCAGAAGAATTACAACGACACGGTTGCAACTGCAAATCAGGATTACGCCGATTCGATTCTGAGGCTACAGACGGAGTTTGACAACAAGCTTGCAGCGATAGTCCAAGGTTCACAAGACAGGTTGCGCAACGCATACCGCTCAGCAGTCGAGGTCGACGTCGGGCGCTTGTTTGACAGCAGCGAAGACAAGTCTGTCGACGGGCTTATTAGCTCAATGACTGCCAAGCTGGACGCCTCTAAGGGACTGCTGTCTAAGTCTGCCGACCTAGCGTCGCAGGGCTTTACACAAACATTTATTGAGCAGATAGTTTCCGCAGGAGTCGAGACAGGCAACGAGCTTGCAGGTGCAATTCTTGAGTCAACTCCTGAGACACAAGAAAACCTTCGAGCATTATTTGAAGCGCTAGAAACCGAGTCTGCAACTGGGATGGATTCCTTAGCTGCTGAAATCTACGAGAAGCAAGGTTTGGCGACTGCTGCCTTGGAGCAGCTCTATGCGACCACTCAGAGCGATTTGAGCGACGCACTGATAGAACAACAAGCGACGCTTGCTAAAGCCCTTGAGGGGGCTGCTACAGCCCTCTACGACTCTGTTGCCGAAATCAACACTCAGCTACAAGAACAAGTCGACGATATGGACGGGATGTTTGGCGGACTAGGAAAGACTCTTGACCAGTTCCTTGCAAAGCTGGAAAAAATAAAAAACTTTGCTTTTGGCAAGTCGCTGGATGCAGCAATGATGCCGGGTGGTTCGTTCGGAGAAGCAGTCGAGACGGCAACCGCTGGGATAAAAAGCGCAGCAGGTATTGCCATTGACGCTGCGAGCGATGTTGACAACGTGCTTAGTTATCTTGACGACAGAATTGCAGGAGCCAAGGCTTACGCAAACGTGGCGTCTACAAGCGCAGCTCAAAGAGCCTCGGCTCTAACTACCTTGGCTGGCTTTCAAGCAACCAGAACTTCGCTTGGAGGAGTGAGCGCCGAGGCTGCTGTCGGAACTGTAATCAACATCAACGTCAAGACGGACAGCTCGCAGTCTCTAGCGATGGTTGGAAAGTCTTTGGGTAACACGCTAACTAAATATGTAACAGGTGGCGGACAAGTTATCGTGAGTCCTGTCTAGTGGCAGTCCCAACACCGCTAGTCGAGATTGGCTTCGACCTAACAGACACCGGGCGAGGCCCGTTCTTCGTGCTAGACAATGCAGTCAGAGGCAAGCTAGACAACACTGACTGGCTACTTGGAGGAACGCTTTTCTATGACGTGACCTCCAAGGTGAGAAGCATCTCGATTCAGCGTGGCAAAAACCGACAGCTCGACCAGTTTGACCAAGGTCTTGCGAACGTTGTATTTAATAACAACGACCGGACTTTTGACCCTGAGTTTCCATCCTCGCCTTACTACGGGCAGATTATCCCTAAGCGCCAAATCCGAATAAGCTCCGGAGGGATCTTGCAGTTCTTTGGACTCATTGACGACTGGAACCTTTTGTATAATCCAGACGGGGACAGCAGCGCCTCAGCAGCTTGCTCGGACGCAACCTCATCTTTTGCGACTCAGTTCTTACCACCAAGAACAAACGAGGTTCAACTTTCAGGGGACAGAATAAAGACAATTCTTTCCTTAGAGGGGATTGACTGGCCTCTTAACCAGCGAGACATTGAAACAGGAGCGATGGAACTTGGGGCCGATGTAATCCCTGAGAACACAAACGCACTTGCATACTTCCGAACAATAGAGAAGTCAGAACCCGGTGCGTTCTTTATCTCAAAGTCAGGTTCCGTCGTCTTTCGTGATCGACGAACGCCTGCCGCTTCCGACGGACTTGTTCTTGCAGACGATGGCACTGGAATACCTTACGCAAACATTGTCGTTGAATATGGCTCGGAGAATCTACACAATGACATTGCATTGACTTCGGCAATTACAGGCACTCAGGCAATCGCTCAGGCGGCAGATTCTATAAATGACTTCGGAGTCTTTTCGCTGAATCAAACAGGGCTGCTTGTAAACGACGACGCCGTGCTTGTCGAAATGTCAAAGTTCTATGCCAACAAATTCAAGGAGCCAGAGTATCGGTTCAACTCAATCGACATAATTCTCGACCAGAGAACGACAGGGCAGCAGGCAGCAGCGCTTGCCCTAGAACTAAACGACGTAATTCAAATCAAGTTTACGCCAAACGGAATTGCTCCGGCTATATCTAAGTATGCAGAAATAATCAGGATCGACCACTCGGTCGACACTGTAAACCACGTCTTGTCACTAGGCTTTGCGACACTCGCCTTTAGTCTGTTCGTCTTGGACGACACTCAGTTTGGTAAGCTAGACAGTGGAAACGCCTTGGCGTTCTAATAAGGAGAAATAATTGCCTAGAAAAGTTTGGACTGCCGGGGATGTTCTCGCAGCAGCGGATGTAAACACCTACCTTGGCGACCAAGTAATCTCCGTCTTTGCCGACGCAGCAGCTAGGGACGCCTCAATAACTTCTCCGCTTCACGGTATGGCTTGCTACTTGCAGGACGCTAACGCCTTGGAACTTTACGACGGTTCTGCTTGGGCAGGTGGCGGAGACATAACTTCGGTAGTAGCGGGAACAGCTTTGACTGGTGGTGGCACAGGTGGCGATGTAACTCTAAACGTCGACCTTGCAGCCACTACAGCAGCGGCAGGGATTGCAAGCTTTGTCACAGACGCAACGACTGCCCGAACACTTACTACAGCAGCAGACGAAGGCAAGACACTTCAGTTCACTTCTGGCTCGGCAACTGTCTTAACCGTAAACGCAAGCTCGGACTTTACAGTTGGCGCAAGAGTAGACATCATCGCAGACGGCGCAGGTGAGCTAACCGTGACCGCTGACGGTGCAACAATCGCAGGCGCAGCGGTATCAACAACATCTGGCAGCTTCACAATCGGGGCTCAGTATTCAGCGGTCACGCTTTTGTGTGTAGCTACTGACGAATACCGACTAATCGGAAATGTGAGTGCCGTATGAGTTTGATGTTATTAGGGATACTCAACTCCCAAGCTGCAGGCGGTGGCGGTGGCGCTTATGACCTACTAGAAACCACGACGCTAACTAGCTCAGCTTCAAGCGTTACATTCTCAGGGCTAGGGTCATACTCTGATTATGCTCACTTGCAGATTAGAGGTATTGCTAGGGGTGACAGGTCTAGTAATACTAGGGGCGCTCTCAGCTTTAACATAAACGGAGACACTGGCGCTAATTATGCTTGGCATTATTTACGTGGAGACGGTAGCTCAGTAACCTCAAACCGTGGTGTGAGTGCTTCTCGGATGCAATACCTTTGGGAGATTCCCGCTGTTAATGCAACGGCTAACCAATTTAGCTCTGCCACAATAGATTTTTTGGATTTTTCAAACACAAATAAAAACACCACTATGCGGCTTTTGCAGGGTATTGCAGGCGCAGATAATCAAGTGGGCATAGCCTCTGGGCTTTGGAATAATACTTCTGCTGTGACCTCAATAGATATAATTGACCTATTTGGCAATCTGGTCGCAGGAACTCGCCTAAGCCTATACGGAATACGAGGTTAGAAATGCCAACTCCAACATACGACCTACTAGCAAGCACGACACTAGCGACAGCAACCTCAAGCGTGACATTCAGTTCTATTGACCAGAGCTACGGGGATTTAATTTTGGTTATTAACTTTACTGCTGGCTCAGGGAGCCTGTTCGCTTCTGTCGAGGTAAACAGCGATACTGGTACTAACTACCCCTTCGTTAAAATGGTAGGCAATGGTTCATCCGCTACTTCTGTTGCCTCGATGACTGAGTATTTTTCAATGACTCCCGGTGTAAGTGCTTTTGAGCAATCATTTTTAGGCATTTTGCAAATAATGGATTACTCAGCGACAGACAAACACAAGAGTGGGTTGATAAGAACAGCCTTGTCAGGTGAGGCGACAATAGCAGTGGCTCAAAGGTGGGCTAATACTAATGCTATAAACCAACTAAGAGTTTTTACTTTTTCAGGCCCTTACCCTGTTGGCTCAACTTTCAATCTATACGGGGTAGCCAAATGACAATGACACTAGTAGAAACAATCACAGTCGGGTCAGGTGGGGCGGCTTCTATCGAGTTCACAGGGATACCGGGTGATGGTAAAGACCTGCTCATACAATTCTCTGGAAGGATTCATCAGTCAGTAAGTGCCCAAGCAGCAAAACTTACATTTAACGGGGACACTTCTTCTAGTAACTACTCAACTGTTTTCTTATTTGGAAATCGCTCAACAGTCGCAAGTTCAAGCGCTGCTAGCAGTAATAGAATTACGCCATTCAGTTTTTTACAAGGTGCTGATTCAACCGCAAGCACTTTTGGCAGTCTTTCCTGTCTAATTTCAAACTATGCCGCAGCGAGTAATAAGTCTCTTAGCATTGATTCTGTTACGGAAGATAATGGCGCAAGCGTTGACCCACCCCGGCAGATGATACTAGCGGGGCTTTGGGCTAACACTAATGCAATTACTTCCCTGACAATGTCAATGGATTCAGGCTCACTAACCCTTGCCGAAAACTCAACCGCTTCTCTTTACATAATCAGTTAGGAAACCATGTCAGAAACCCCAGTAAAAATAGTAGTTGACCTAAGCAAGCCAAAGGGTCAGCGAGAGTCAATCATCGAGCTAACTCAAGCAGAGATAGACGAGCGTGAAGTGATGGCAACCGAAGCCGAAGCACAACGCTTGGTAGACCAGCAAGCCAAGGCAGATGCCGAAGCATTACGCCAGTCAGGACTAGACAAGCTAATTGCTCTCGGACTAACCGAAGCCGAAGCCCTCGCCCTAGTCGGTGCATAATGCCAGTAGTCTCAACAGGCGTAACAGTAGGCACTTCAATAACCTCAGTGTCAGGGCCATTCATTTCAAGCAAGGTTGTTTACTTGCAGTCCGGAACTGAAGGCGCTTTGACTTATGTCGGTGGCTCAGACGTATCGGCAAGCACCGGGATACTTCTAAGCGAAACTAACAACGCTGTTTTTCAGACAAACGCTGACGATACTTTGTATTGCATTTCTGATACCGTCG